TTTAGAGGAAGCAGCAGCTTCTATCTTAGAAAGTTTGCCTTATGCTTTTGGAACTAAAGACGCAAGACAAATTAAAAATTTTGAGAATAATGTAAACACCTTATTTGATTTTAAATTTCCACAAAGTCAATCTGAAGGCAAGGTCATAGATTTAGGCAGTAAGCAACAAGTAACAGGCAAAGGTTTAGAATCCTTAAAAAATGATATGGGATTACCAGAAGGAGTTGATCCAAATAGTCCAATGGGCTCGATGCTTTCATCAACTAATAGAATAAATAAGATGGGCAAAGACATGGAGACCAAAGCAGAATCAGCGGGTGACATCTTTATGGACTTAATGAAGTCATCAGCACCACCTGTTGATCGTAAGAAAGAAGGTTTGGTTAGAACAGCTGCTAGAGAATTTTTAAATAGAGAAATTAAGTTAGGTAAAATTAAATTACAACCAGATGAGATTAAATCTATAATACAACCTTCTGGAGGTGGATCAGATCCAATTGATATACTTAGAACATATTATGGTGAAGATTCTTTGGAAGCTTTTGATGGTATTGCAAATAAATTTATGAATACAGAAAAGTATTCAGACTTTAATAAAATTATTGATGAGAACATTGACCCTAGTTTTTTAAAACCAAGAAAAGATCCAACCATTAAACAATCTTATTCTGATCGAGAAATGAAAAATATTGTTGATGGAAAAGAAGAAGATCTTGCAACTAAATTAAAAGATTACGATGGTGACCCTGATGCAATGGCAGAAGGTGGCATAGCTGGTCAATTATATTTAAACGAAGGTGGCAGAGCAGCTTACGGCAAAGGTGGATTTACTCGTAGAGCATTTTTACAAGCTATGGGTGGCGTTGCAGCAACAGGAGCCGCATTTAAAACAGGTTTAGCGGGTTTAATAAAAACTAAAGGTCTTAGTAAAATAGTTACACCTACAATTACAAAAACAGCAGGTATGCCAGACTGGTTTCCAGCTCTAGTTAAAAAAGCCTGGACTGAAGGAACTGATGTAACTAAGAAAGTGTCAGTTCATACTGATGGCCAAGAAGTTATTAAACGTGTAAATATTAAAGGCACCGATATGGACGTGGCTCATAACTTAAAGACAGGAGATGTGGATGTAGTAGTTCATGGAGAATACGGAACATATATGACAGCAGATAATCCAAAAACAGGAGGGCTTTCAACCGCTTATGATGAAGGTTTAGAAATGTATTATAAACCTGCATCAGGTAAAAATAAAAAACCTAACTTTGAAATGAATGAGTCTCAAGCTAAATTTGAAGGAAACCCTGATGATGCTGATATTTTAACCGAAGGAGTTTATGTAAATTTAAACTCAACTAAAGCCGATTTAAAATCATTAGAACTTTATGCTAAAGATAAAACACCTTCATTTAAAGATAATTACAGAATAGATAAAAAAAACAAAGAAACTCAAAATTATATGGAAAATCCACATGAGTCTCCTGAAATACAAAATTACCCCGATCCTCCTGAACCAGATATAGATGATTTTGCAATAGGAGGTAGAGTAGGATTTCTTAAAGGCAAAATTGTAAAAGGAGGCCAAGCTGCAAAAGCAGCTATGCAATTTCTTATAGATACTTTAGTTAAGAAAAAAGGTTTTAGCAAAACATTACTAGACAACGTTTCAAATCAAAAAAACGGTGAAAAATTAATTAAAGAACTTTATGAAAAAGAAATTGGTAAAATACCATTAACAACAGCAGACAAAGCTCCTATACCAGAGTCAACTGTAACAAGAGACCTGTTTAAAGACGCTAACGAGAGATTTAATACAAACATAAAAGATAGAGCATCTGCAGAAGAGATTGGTATAGATAATCTATTTGATAAAGACGGTGTTCTTGATAAAGATGCAGTCTTACGTGATATAACTAAATCTGTAGCAAAAACTAAAAAATCAAAAATAGTAAAAACAAAAACTCCTAATAAAGCACTTTTAAAAGCTATGGATGAAGTTGGTGGTAGTGCAAGCGGTGATATGAAATATGATGCAGATATTTTAGCTGATGAGTACGCTTTTCAACTAGGTCTAATTGAAGAAGGTGGAGATGTAACAGACATAGTAGATCAAAGGAAACGGATGGATTTATATAATGAAGCCTACAGCGCTTTAAGTGGACAATTTTTAAAAAATCGTGAAGAACTTAAAAAAATGAAACAATTTTCTGAACCAACTGAAACTTTAAAAGGCATGAAAGACACAGGAACAATAGATATTAGCGATCCAACTATTGCGGAGGAGTTTACTACATTTTTAAAAGAAAATGATCCTGAAAGTTATAAAAATTTAGAACAAAAAATACAGCTAGACAACTTTGATCCTAAAGATCGTAAGGGCAGTGCCAAAGGCGGACTAGCAGGTGTGTTAAATATATAATGGATATTCTTACTTACATAGACAGGGTTAAAGCAAATTACAGCAAGCAACCAGAGCCTGTGTACAATACACAAAAATATTTTACTGGTGGCTCAGTCACAAAACCTAAACGTGGTTTGGTTGATGAACCAGGAAGCTATTCTCAAGATGATGAGCTAGGTAGATATATCCATAAAAAAACAGTAAATGGTAAACCTATTTATGAATTAGAAGTTCGTAAACAAATAGAAGGTAAAAGAAAAACAATAAAAAGAAAAAAATTACCTAGAACTGAAGACAATCTTAAAATTCTTAAAAACATAAGAGACACCGATCCAAAACTTGCTAAATATATAAAACCAGCACTTTATGCTGATGATGATTATTTAAAATTAAGATTAGAAAATTCAAACAAAAATCAAAAACAGTTTGCTGACTTTTTAAATAAAGAAACTGATTTTAGACCAGTTAACGGTGGAAAATTTAAAGAGGGTACAATTAAGAACATGGATAATAGCACTAAGTATATAAGCCAAACTAAATTTAGAATACCAGAAAATACTAGAGCAAATATTATAAAAGATTTTAAAACAGGTAAGTATAGTATGATGGCGTTGGGCAGAAAATATTTTCCCGATGATCCGGTTGATTCTAAAATTAAAGGTCAAAGAGTCCAATACACATTACAAAAAGAAGGATTAGATACTTCTTTATTTAAACCTAAGCAAATAAATTCAAACAAAAGTAAATATGAATCTCAATACAAAAGAAAAAGAGAAATTACAAAACTTTTAAAAAAAGCAGGAAAAAAAACTAAAGAACAATATTTTACATTAGAAAATCAAATATTAGCAGGCAATGAAGAAATTTTAAAATTGTCTGATGATGAAATTTTAAGTAATAAAAAAATAATGAATGCTTTAAATATAGATGCAAGTAAAGATAATTTAGCTAAAGGTAAAATTACCTTTGATAAATATAAAAATTTATCTCCAGAAGAACAGGTTGCTAAAGTAAGAGAGCTAGCAGAAAAACGTCTTTTTATTCAACCAGAACATATTAGGTCTGTTTATACAGGACAACAAAATATTGTTTACCCTAATAACCTTCAATCAGCGCCAGGAAAAATAGGTTCTTACATGGAGAACATTAAAGAGTATGTTAGAAAAAACCCGGATGGAAAAGCAATACCTGAAATTGAAAAATTATTTAAAGACTATGATATGGGGGTTGATGAAGGAGGTAAAAAAGTAGGGTTTAAAAATATTAGATATAATTCAGAAAAAGGAGCATCAAATATTGTAGATAGCGGACTATTTAAAGTTTTAGGAAAAAAAGCTAACATTAAAAACTTAATAGCATCCATAAGTTCTGACCCAAAATGTCAAGGTATGTTTAATGAAGGAGGTTCTACAAATCTTGATTTTTGTTTTAGAGAAGGACAAAAAGCAATTAACTCTGGTAAAATTGCAAAAGGTGCACAAGGTAGAAATCTTTCTAAATTGTTAAACTCTGTCTTAACAAAAAGCGGCACGGGTTTAAGAGCCGTGATGAAATTTGGAATTATACCAGAAGCATTATTTTTAGGTGCCGAAAGTTTAATTAGACTGGGTATGGGGGATACATTAGATGAAGCTATTACAAGATCTACTGGATATTTTAGACCAGGAGATCAAACAAGAGAAGCTGATACATCAATGCTTACAAGATTAATAGGTCCTGAGAATGCAAAAACTGCGTTACGTGTAAGGGATTATGAACAATCTTTAAATAATTTAAGTTCCGCAAAACAAAAAAGAGATAGTAATCAAAGTGTTTTATCAGAAGATCCTTACAGCTATACTTCTAATGTAGATTCAACAAAACAATTAGAAATAGATAACGAAAGAGTTAAACAAGCTGAACGAGATTTAATTTTTAAATTTAGACCAGAAGCAGAAAGAGATCAAGCAGCTAGGTTAGAACTTGAAGCAGCAGATAGGTTTGGAACAAAAAGTGTTTTTAAAAAATTTAAAGAAAATGCTAAAAAACAAGACGTAGATGATGATGATTTTGAGCAAATATCAGCTCCAGAAATAACACAAAAAGATTTAAACAAAAGAATGGGAGATCCTGTGTATAGCATAGATGATATAGCTAACAGCAATATAACTGACGAAATCTTAAACGATATAAGAAAACAATATAAAAATCCCAATATAACAAAACAACAAATTTTTAAAGAAATTAGAAAAAACCCTAATTTTAACAAAAATATATTTAAAGGTTTATTTGAAGAAGCTAGAAAAAATTCTTCTAATCAAGAACAATTGTTTGGAGCAAGTGGTAAATTTTTTGGAGATTCTATATTAAATCCTCAAAGAGAAGGTATGGACAGAATGAAAAAATTAATGAACATACCTGGTGTTAAAGGTGTAGCAGATATGGCATCCGGCGGAATAGCAAATCTAACAAGAACGACAGCCCCTAAAAAAGGACCTCAATCTGAGGGCTTGGCTTATTTCATGAAAAATGGTAAGAAGTAACGGAGAAATTATATGGCAGAGATAGATAAGGTATTACCTAACAGCGCAACAAATGTAACACTACCAGATCCTAAAGCAGTTCAAGTTGAAGAACAAAAATTAAGAGATGATGGTATGAAAGAACCTTCGGAACTTTCAGAAAATGAAGACGGTAGCGTAGATGTTAATTTTGACCCAAATGCAGTAGAACCTATTTTAGGTGGAGATCATTTTGCTAATTTAGCAGATCTATTACCAGATGATGTTTTAGATCCATTAGGTAGTCAATTGTTTTCAGATTTTACAGATTACAAATCTTCAAGAAAAGATTGGGAAAGAGCCTACACAACAGGTTTAGATTTATTAGGTTTTAATTACGATGACAGAACAGAACCTTTCAAAGGTGCATCAGGTGCAACTCATCCTGTATTAGCAGAAGCTGTTACAGCATTTCAATCTCTAGCTTACAAAGAATTATTACCAGCAGGTGGACCTGTTAGAACTCAAACAATGGGTAAAGTAGATCCAGCTAAAGAACAACAAGCTCAACGTGTCAAAGATTACATGAACTATCAAATCATGGACAAGATGCCAGAGTATGAAGCTGAGTTTGATCAAATGTTATTTTATTTACCATTAGCAGGATCAGCATTTAAAAAAGTTTATTATGATGGCGTAATGCAAAGAGCCGTTTCTAAATTTGTACCAGCTGATGATTTAGTTGTTCCTTACACAGCAACATCACTAGACGATTGCGAATCTATTATTCACATGGTTCGTATGACTGAAAACGAATTAAGAAAACAACAAGTTGGTGGATTCTATAGAGACATAGAAATTTCCCCAACAAATCTAAATGAATCAGAAGCACAAGAAAAAGAAAAAAAATTAGAAGGAATGACAAGAGGACGAGATGATCGTCTTATTACAATTTTAGAATGTCATATTAATTTAGATCTAGAAGGTTTTGAAGACATGGGTCAAGACGGAGAACCTACAGGTATTAAATTACCTTACATTGTAACTGTAGAAGAAGGTACAAGAAAAACTTTATCTATCAGAAGAAACTTTGAGATTAATGATCCATTAAAGAAAAAGATTGATTATTTTGTTCACTTTAAATTTTTACCTGGTTTAGGATTTTACGGCTTTGGATTAATTCACATGATCGGTGGATTATCTAGAACTGCCACAGCAGCATTAAGACAATTATTAGATGCAGGTACATTATCAAATTTACCCGCAGGATTTAAAATGCGTGGTATAAAAATGAGAGACGAAGCACAAGCTATACAACCCGGAGAATTCAGAGACGTTGATGCTCCTGGTGGAAACTTAAAAGACGCATTTATGATGCTTCCATTTAAGGAACCATCGCAAACCTTATTATCACTTATGGGTGTCGTGGTATCTGCAGGACAAAGATTCGCTTCCATAGCGGACCTGCAAGTAGGAGACGGGAATCAACAAGCGGCAGTGGGCACGACAGTAGCTTTGTTGGAAAGAGGAAGTAGAACAATGTCAGCAATACACAAGAGACTGTATGCTTCGATGAAAAAAGAATTTAATTTAATGGCAAGAGTTTTTAAACTTTATCTACCCCCCGTATATCCATACGATGTTGTTGGAGGACAAAGGCAAATCATGCAAACTGACTTCGATGATAGAGTAGATATTCTGCCGGTTGCGGATCCCAATATATTCTCTCAAACACAGAGGATCTCTCTCGCCCAAACGGAACTGCAATTGGCAGCTTCAAATCCTAAAATGCACAATCAGTATGCAGTATATAGAAATATGTATGAAGCATTAGGAGTTAAAGATATTGATTCAATTTTAAAAAGACCACCCAAGCCAGGTCCAAAAGATCCTGCACTAGAACACATTGATGCATTAGGTGCTGTTCCTTTTAAAGCTTTTCCAGGTCAAGATCACAGAGCACATATAACTGCTCATTTAAATTTTATGGCTACTAACCTAGCACGTACAGCACCAACAGTAACAGCAGCTATAGAAAAAAATTGTCTTGAACATATTTCTCTAATGGCTCAAGAACAAGTTGAATTAGAATTTAGAGAATTAATACAACAAATTAAACAACAGACTATGGCTATCCAACAGAACCCACAAATGGTTCAACAGGATCCACAAGTACAACAAGAAATACAACAAGCTCAAATTCAAATTGAAGCTAGAAAAGCAGTTCTAATTGCTGAGATGATGGAAGACTTTATGAAGGAAGAGAAAAAAATTACTTCATCATTTGGTCACGATCCTATTGCTCAACTAAGATCAAGAGAATTAGATATTAGAGCAATGGACAATGAGTCTAGAAGAAAAGACTCTGAGGAAAGATTAAACTTAGAGAACATGAAGGCTATGATGAATCAAAGAAACCAAGATGAAAAATTAGAGCAAAACGAAGAACTAGCAGAATTAAGAGCAGACACGTCAATAGAAAAAACAGAGATGGCTAACGAAGCAAGAGAAAAATTAGCTATGATGAAAAATAAAGGAAGTCAAAATGATAGATAAAAAAGAAAAGAAAACATTAAAGAAACACAAAGTACATCATACAACAAAACATATGACATCAATGAAAAAAGATATGAAAAAAGGTATGACATTTAAAAAGTCTCACAACAAAGCTTTAAAAAAGGTAGGTGTGTAATGGCTTGGTTTGGTTTAGCAAAATTAGCACTATCTGCTGGAAGCAAAATTTACGCAAATAGACAAAAAACTAAGATGGCTATGTCTGATGCACAACTAATGCATGCATCAAAAATGGCCAGTGGTGAGGAAGCTTACCAAGGTAAATTATTAGAATCTAGACAATCTGACTGGAAGGACGAGGCGGTATTAATAATCCTGTCAACGCCTATAGCAATTCTAGCTTGGGCAGTTGTATCGGACGACCCTACAGCAATGGACAAAGTAAAGCTATTTTTCGAGATGTTCTCAGAACTTCCTAAATGGTTTACTAATTTATGGATACTTGTAGTCGCTAGTATTTATGGTATAAAGGGTACTCAAATATTTAAAGGAGGGAAAAAATAATGGATAAAAAAATACCAAAAGAGAAAACAGGTTTTAATAAATTACCTGAGGCTGTTCAAGAAAAAATAAGCCCTAAACTTGCACAAGAGTTTAACATGGGTGGAATGGTTGACAAACGATCACCTTTTATGGGTGGTGGTATAGCTTACGCTGGTGGCGGAAAAGCTATGAAAAGAACTATGTTAAAAAAAGGTGGAAAAGTATAATGAGTTTTTTATATAATGTTTTTAAAAACACTCCTTCTATTGGAAAAAAAATAAAAGAAGGTATTTCAACAATAAAGTCAGTTGCACCTAATGTTAAAATGAGAAATGACGCATCTAAAAAATTATTTGAAATGATAAAAAAAAACAAATCAAAAGGAGATAAATAATGAGTCTATACGATAATATAAATGCAAAAAGAAAAAGAATAGCAGCCGGCTCAGGAGAAAAAATGGCAAAAGCTGGAGACAAAGGTCGACCAACAAAAGCTAATTTTGTAGCAGCAGCTAAGACAGCTAAAAAACCTAAGAAAAAAAATAAGAAAAAAGTAACAGCGTAATGAGAACACATTTTAACGGAGGCGGAAGTGCAGCGTGGACTAGAAAAGAAGGTAAGTCCGAGTCGGGCGGCTTAAATCAAAAAGGCCGAGACAGCTACAAAGGAGGCACGTTAAAAGCACCTACGAAATCAAAAACTAATCCAAGACGTAAATCGTTTTGTGCAAGAATGAAAGGTATGAAAGCTAAATTGACTTCAGCTAAAACAGCAAGAGATCCAGATTCAAGAATAAACAAATCACTACGGAAGTGGGACTGTTAGTGGATCCATTAGTTTTAGTATCTAAATTACAAAGAATAATGCAAGACAACCTTCAAAGAGTAGGTGACGCTATGATAAGTGGAGGGGTTGACAATATGGAAAAATACCAATATATGTTAGGACAAGCGCGTACATATCAGTACGTATTACAGGAAATCTCTAGCCTGCTAGAACAGAAGGAGCAAAAAAATGAGCAAGGAACAGTTATCAACATCGACCGAGATCCCAAAGCATAAGAATGCTTTAGAAGAAAAATATCAAACAGCTACAAAACTTACAGAAGAAAAAGAACCATTAAATCCAGAAACGATTGAGCAACAAAGAACCCAGTTGCCTGAGCCTAGTGGCTGGAGAATTTTAGTTCTACCTTTCACACCGAAAGAGAAAACTAAAGGTGGTATTATCATAGCACAAGAATCATTAGAAAAATTACGTATAGCCACTAACTGTGGTTATGTAATCAAGTTAGGACCGTTGGCCTATCATGACAAAGAAAAATATCCAACAGGACCGTGGTGCAAAAAAGGTGAGTGGGTTATTTTTGCAAGATACGCAGGATCAAGATTACCCATCGAAGGCGGAGAAGTTCGTTTATTAAACGACGACGAGGTTTTAGGAACCATAGACAATCCTGAATCCGTACTTCATAACATTTAACAATTAAGGAGAAACTATGCCAGACACAGAAGAAGCAAAGAAAAAAGAACCGATGGTAGATTTA